ACTACATATCTAAAAAAATATCCAGGCATTATTTTTTTCCTCCGTTTCTAAATATTTGTGTACCCTTTATACCAAAAATAGACGCAACTACAAGTATCCAGAGATTTGTGAACCATGTAGGTAGCTGCGAAAAATATTGAAAAAATAATTCAACCTTCTGCATCGCAGTTGGGTCGTCTGATACGACTGCCCAAGCAAGCACCGCCACGGGCGTGCTTAATATTATGAGGACGGCTTCGTCTTTCCAATCTGACTGCCGAGCCTCTAGAAGTTTACCTTGGTAAGCTTCCTCACCACGGGCTTGTTTTTCAGCATGCAAAAGTTGTGCATCTGACATTGCCATTTTTGCTTTTTGCTTGTTAGCATAAATTTTGCTACCAGCAGAAACGGCTAATTTAATCGCCTGAAACCACATGGTTTAATACCAAGTTGCTTTTACAGGTTTTTTGTCAGGACGCATTCTTTTTGTGCCTCTAACGTCAACAACCTGTGATTCCAAAGGATCAGTTGCTTTGATTTCAACGCCACCAGTTTGGTATCCGTCTTTTCCAACGCCTAACTCCTTTGTAATTTTAGGTTCTTTAACTTTTCTGTCCATAGTTTACTCCTTGTTTAGATTTATATCTATTTTTTCTTAAAATTTCTACCGAAATCATGAATTTTACTAGCATCTGCCATCTGTTGTCGTCTAATACTGTTTTCACCTGATAGAATTGTTTTAGCAATAGAGGTTTCAGCTCTTAATTCTGCTAAATCTTCGTTTTGTTCTAATTTTTCTTGTGTGTTTTGTTGGTTCATCATCGCTTTTAGTGTATCTAAGCTAATTCTACCCTCATCATACGCTGCTCTAGCTTCATTTTGCCTTGCTCGAAGGTCAAGTTCTCTAGTTTTTAGTTTAATTAGTGGATCTCCACCAAATTCACTAATAATTTTTTGTTCTTCGTCCATATAATCTTTAGTCATCTCTGCAATCAACACAGCTTTTCTAGCATTCATTGTTTGAGTTAGTTGATTTGCTTGTTGAACGAGGGCTGGATCGTTAGGATTTTGTTGTAAAGCCATTTGAATTTGTCTTGCCTGCATTAATTCTTCTCTAAACTCTAATTGAATTTGTTCTTGAGCCATTAAACTAATTCTTTCTAAGATATTTTTTTGTAATGCACCCATGACCATAGGATTATTTTGCACTGTATTTGATTTCATAAAGTTTAAATGTGAATCAATGTGTGCTTTGTGATCTTGACCAACAAAAGCTTGGAAAGGTTTACCAGCCATTGCTGCAATTTCTTCCATACTTGGATCAAGAGGTTGTGGTTGTTGTGGTGGTGGTAAAATAGAACTAATATTTTTAACTCCTAATGCTTCATACATAGACCTATACGCTTGGTATAGGTTATGTAGTTGAGGATTCGATTGCGCTAATTGGAGTTGCGATTGCGCCATCGAAATTCTTTGTGTTTGAGAAAATATATTTGGATCTGCAACCGGTAGAATATCTATTCTATCGTCAAAATCTTGCATCTTAATATTTCTCGTTGCCCCTGGTACATCGTAAGGATATATCGGAGGTAGATAAGTTTTAAATACGTTTGCTAATAATTTAAATTCTTGTTTTAATCCTACATATAATCTTTTGTGAATAGCCGACATTACCCTCGATCCACGTTCCAATAGTGCAACAGTTGTACCAACGGCTGCTTGTTGGTTCATGTCGCCCACTTGCATATCTGCGATAGCCGCGAAACGTTGGCCAGCGGAAACTACAATACCCATTAACTGAAGTAATGTTGCATCAGGTCCTTTGAAAGGTAAAGTCATAAACTGATCTTTGATATTGCCTCCTGGAGCGTCGACATCTCTAAACTCACCAGGTTGTAATGGTTGTGCATCATCTCTAATTCTTATACCTCTAGATTTAAATCCAGCTGGTAAGTTTGCTAAAGTTCCTGCATCTAGCAATTGTCTCAACGCTGCTGTTGCAGTTCTAGTTAAACCACCAATCATGTGGATTAAACCAAAACCATAGAATCCTGTGCCTGGTAAAAATTTAAATTGTACAAAGTAATTTATTTTTTTCATTAACTTATCGCCTTCGGCATAGTTTCTTCTAATTGATAAAATTTTATTATTAGATTCTGCAATTGTTACAATGTATGGAATTTTAATTCCTGTTTCTTCGCCGTCAGGAGATGTGTCTTCATAACCCTCTAGATCTAAATTGACATGCATTTCTAAAAGTGTGTATTGATCTTCTTGACCATCTTTAGAAATACCTTCTAATTCTAATTTTTTATCTTGTAATTGATTTTCAGTAACAGGAGGTTGTCCTAATTCTATGTCTCTATAAAATCCTGCAACCTGTTGTTTTCTTAATTCGTTTTCAGACATCTTGATTACATGCACAATTGCTTCTGCATCATCTAAAGAATTTGCAGAGTATGGCACAATCAAATCATCTGCTGGCACAAATTTGGAAACGGCTCTACCTAAAAGTTCGTCATAGTAAACTTTCTTAAAGGTAGAACCGGAGAGGGGTAGATAGAAAAGCATTTGATCAAACTCTGGTTCATATTCTTTCATCTGATCCATAATTTGATAATTCATAAAATCTTTTACTCTGTGTGCTTGGTCTTGTTTTTCTGGAGTTATCGTTCCCATGATTTGAGTTCTAACAGGACCATCTGCTGGTAATAATTCTTTGTATGCTTGTGCTTGAAATTGTGTGACTGCTTCTGCAAGAACAGGGTGATTAACACCAGATGCACCTCTGAAAGGTTCTGTTCTTCTTTCATATTTAAAACCTAAAAGTTCTAAACCTTCTCGATATGATTGTTCCCAATCACCACGAGATTCTTTATACTCTCTGTATTGTTCAAATAATTTTGTACCTAATGAATCCAAAGCTTGTTCACTTAAAGTCTCTGCAAGATTTATTGAGTGATCTTGTTTAAGAGCTGAATTCATTTCGTTTGGATCAAAAGAAACTTCTGCTCCACCTTGCTCGTCCATTGTTACTTCTACATTTTCTGATGTTTGAACAATATCTTCGTTAGGTGTTTCTACTTCTGTTACTTCTGTTTCTTTAAATTCTGCATCGCTTACTGTTTGATTAGGTAAAGCGTCATCAATTAGTGAGGGTTTATCTACCATGATTATCCTTTTAATTTAAACATTGTTACAAGTCCACCACTTTTCCAACCCCAACCACCATCTTTTCTACCTGAACCTCCAGCTTTTTGAGAACCAGATTTAGCTTGTCTTGAACCACCACCCATTCTCGAAGCTCTTTGTCCTTGTTCTTGTGCACTCATACGTGCTGCTTCTTGTGAATTTAAAAAACCTCTATTTGCAGTGGCTAGTCCTTTTTGTGCTGCAAGATCTGCTGCTGCTCTTTCTTGATCTTTTGCTTTTTGAATTAATGCAAGATCTGCTGCTATGTTTTCTTTTTTATTTACTACACCTTGATAAAAAGATAATCTTTGTAAATCATAATTTGATAACTCGCCTTTGTTTCTTGCTTTCTTTTCATTTAAAGTATCTACGATTTCTTTAGCTTTTTTACTGTAGTTTCCGAATGCAGATCTAACATTTAAACCGAAAGGATCTTTGTTAGCCATGTTAGTATTTGGATCTGTGTATCCCATATAAGATTGTGTTAATATCTGATCACCTAAAGTCATATCATAATATTTATCTGGTAACGCTCCTGCTATCATTCCAGAAATTCCAAATGGTATACCAGAAGTTAGTCTTGTATCTTTAGCGCCTAACATTCCTCTTGATAACATTTCATTAACGGATGCTTGTCTTGGAACTCCTTTTTCATAAAAGAAAGATGCAATCGCTCCTGGATTGTTTAATCTGTTTTGTCGTGTATCAATTGCTTGATTAAAATTTGCAACACGTTGTGATGTAGGAACAGTTGGTAATCCACCTCCACCACCTTGTTGAAACTGATTTATGTTTTGATTTATAATACTTTGAACACCTGTGCCTGTAGATGGTGTGGTAGAAGTTGTAGCTGCCGAAGGAGTTGTAGATTGACCATAACCAAACAACGCCAAGTAATCATTCATGTTCGGAAACTGTTGTTGTAAAACTGAACTACCTTTGTAGGTATTAATATAGTTTGAAAAGTCTATCGCCATTAATAATACGTTCTCTCTGTTCTTGGTAATGTATCTTCTTTTTCATCTTCAGGATGCACTATAAACCCTCCCTGTCTAAAACGCATTACCGCTTGTGTTGTGCTATCCACCAAATCATCATGATCTCCATAAGGAAATGATGCACACTCTTCAATCACCTCTTCAGCGAATTTATCTTCAGTCGCCCAAATAACGCCACTCTCGAATAGCGGAGCGACGGCATTGACCCTCGCATGTTTATCGTTACCTTTTGAGGGAGTGTAATTTATAACAGGTATGCCCATTTTTCGCAACTCATAAGTGAGTGGTAGACCAGAGGCTTTACTCTCCACGATCACCGTTTCTGGATTCCAATATCGATATTGTTCCCAAGCTTCTTTCTTTAAATCGGGAAACTCTAATCGTTCCTTAAATGCATCTAACAATATTAAATTTGCAGGTGAATCTTGGTCTGGGTAAAATACTCCCCAAGTCGTGATCGCACTGTAGTCAGCTGTCTCCTTTTTTAAAAATGCCGTGTCATAACTTTGAATGATATGTTGTAATGGTGGGATATAACCTTTGTCCCAAATCCTCCACCACTCTCGTTTGATTAACGATCCTTCTTCAGCTGTTGGGTTCTGCATCCATTGTGCATTCCATTTACCCACGCTCAACGATGCTTTAACAGATTCTAACTCATCTAGTTTCCAATACTGTGGCCACACAGGTTTACCTGACGGCATGATCGCAGGGAACTCTATAACTTCCCATTGATCTGATTTTAATTCTTTTTGTGAACGAAGTAACATTCCTGTTAGATCTTTCATGTTCCATCTTGTCATAACCACGACGATCGCTCCACCTGGTTGTAAACGTTGTCGTGGACCTGATGTGTACCATTCATAAGCACGCTCCAGTGCCTGTTGATTCATAGCGTCTTGCTCGGAGTGTGGATCGTCGATAATTAAAAGGTCTGCACCTCTACCTGTTATCGCAGATCCCACACCAGCCGCATAGTACTCACCTCCTTGCTCGGTCTCCCATTTACCAGCTGCTTGAGAATCTTCTCTTAATCTTGTTTTAAATACTTGTTGATACTCTGGACTATCAATTAAAGTTTTTGCTTTACGACCAAACCTGATTGCTAGTTCGGTGGTGTGTGTTGTCTGAATAATTTTAAGATCAGGCTTTCGTCCTACCATCCAAGAGGGTAAGAGATAGGACGCAAACTCTGACTTTGTATGTCTGGGTGGCATGTTGATGATAAGTCTTTTTATTTTTCCGAGAGCTAATCTATTAAACTTATCAGCAATCTCTTTGTGATGTTTGCCTTCGATGAACTCTGGCCAGACATGTTTTACAAAGCTTAAGAAATCTTTTTGTACAGAATTTTGTTTTTTCTTTTCGTCGTATTTGATTGCGTATTTTAGAAATTCTTTCTTCGCATCGGGTGGAAGTTTGTCAATTAATTCTTGCTTCATCTTTTTTTACCTTCACGGCATTTGCCGTCATGCACATACAGTAGGTGTATTATAGATTTAAATTTCTTATTTCGCAACCCTCTAGAAATAGCGTAGCCTTTCTTATTTCCAGATAATCTAAAATTTTCAGTTTTAACTTCCCAACATTTAGTTTCACCTGTGTCGGGGTCAAAGGTAATTAAATCAACCACACCGTTAGTTTGACAGGAATCAAAAACATCTAGACCTTTTTCCATTAAATAACAAATGGCGACCTTCTCACTATAGCATCCTTTTCGGTTCTTTTTCATAACCCCTTTTGAAAAAAATTTTTGCAAAATTTTTTACAGCCTGCAATATATATGAAAACGAAATTACCCCATATCTATTTCTAAATCAAACACTATATACCTATATATATAACATCCTTTTGCTTTTAGGGTTGTTATCTTTTCTTTTTTATTTCTATATTATAATTGCTTTGGTACCTCTATCAATTAATAAGGGGCTACGCACTCTTAATATCTAATATAAATAGTATGCCTACGGCATACTCTTAATGTGTCGAAAATCGACACAACCCACGCTTGTGGCGTGGGTTGTGGCTCGTGTTTAATTTGTGATTTTTTCTATTTCTATTTCTGTACCTTTTAAGGTCGCTTTTTTAATTAACTTATCATCTAAATAAAAATGATATGTGCGTGTTCCGTCCTCGTGTTTTTTGTGGGTCACACGAGTTCTTACAAACTCGTGTGAATTGCTTTTGCTTGTGCCTATTAGAATTTCATTTGTGCCATCATTTCTAACGCCATAACACTTTGAACCCTTATAAATACAAGCCGTGATTTTATTCCATATAGGATAACTAGCCATTTTTTTTAATCCCCCTTTTTAATTTATTAACAGACTTTTTATATTCTTTTTGTGGTTCATTAATTCCGAAAATATCGCCTAATTTTTTTAGTGTTTTAGGGTCGTCTAATTTTTCAAAATTAATTGCCTTTTGAAATCCAAAAGGGTCATTTATTTTTATTTTCATATTTTCCTTTCTACTTGTTATATATAATAATAGTTTCAAATCTAAATTTTTGCAAGTTCCAATAATCTTTGATTTCCTTCCTTGCTTGATCATTGATTAAATCCATTTTGCAAAATTCCAAACTTTCTTTTTCTGTGTGACCTTGTGCCGACATCCTCACGATGTCGGCATTGTCGATTGCATAAGTTTTAAAAATTGTTTTATTCATCGTCTTTAATTCCATAATAACTTTTTAAATTTGGAACTACCATCAATGACATATCGCAATCATTACAAACATAGCCCGAATTATCCCAAAGCAAAGCCCCTAGATAATCCAATTTTTTATCGCAATTAGCACAACTGCCATAATCAATTATTTCTTCATTTTCTTTTTTCATTTGTCTCTTCTCCTTTTTTATTTGTAATTCAAAACGAATCACTTATAAGAATTTATAGGAATTAAATTTAAAAAGCAAATGATTAAAAAAACCAATATATCCAGGATTTCCAGGTTTACCGGTTTGAGCTGCATCTGGACCAATTCCGAGCTGGAATTTGAGCTGCCAAAAATCCTGGTCGACCTGGTCGACCTGGCGCAATTCCTGGAATTCTTTAAAAGGTCCCAAACAAACCACGACCCACGAACCGAAAATAAAAATAAAATTTTTATTTTTATAAATAATGTACAGGCGACAAGCGATAGAGTACAAGCGAAGAACTCACAAGCGAAACGAGGTGCGTTGATTAATTTTTTTTATAGTTAATCAACAAGCGATTAATCTCGTCCCAATCATCATTGACGAGGGAAGGTGTATCTCGATAGTCTTCCATCAATCCATAAATACTTTTACTCTCATAAAGTTTTACGGAACGAGGAACGTCTGTTCCGAGCAAGATAAAATTCCGTTTTGGTCGAGTGATATGAAACAATTTTTGGTGTGGAGAAAATGTTATTTTATGGGAATGAGCAACCTTTAACTCAACCATGAAAAATCCACAATTATCGTGGTATCCCAATAAATCAGGAGTTCCAAAAGATGACCAACTTTCTAATCTTGTCCACCTAATTTGAGGTGTTTTTTTGGATAATAATTTCCAAAGTTTTGTTTCAGGTTTCATCGTACAGAGACTTATTTTAAAAACAGAAAAATTACAAGGTAGTTGAGGTCGTGGAGGTGTTGAAATCTTAATGTGCGTTGAGATATGAAAGAGTTTTTTTGAGAAAACCCTCCCAAAATTGATATTTGGGAGGGAAAAGGAGTTTTATTGACTTTCTTGATTTTCTGCTTTTTCAAGAATTAGTCTTTGCATTTCTGCAAGTTCTCCAAAAGTAGTATCTAAAGAAATATCTATATCTTCTCCAAATACTTTTTTGAAAGATTGTTTAAAGTGTTCTTCAGTATTAAAGTCTTTTAGTTTCATTAATCCTCCTCTCCATTTCTAAATACTCTATCGTATTTATTAACGCATTTTAATTGATAAAGAGCATCTTTAATGAAACCTTCTTCATCAAAATTAAAAAAAGTTTCATTTTCTTTTACTCCAAGATTTTCTCTCTCTTCTCCATCATAATCGTCTTCACTAGAAAAACCACAAATCATGACAGAGTTTTTTTTATGATAATCCAACTCTTCTTTAAGTTTTTTTATCTCTTCGTCTTTTGTCATATTGTCTCCTTTTTCATTATATCTTTGTCTTTCATATAACCTATTCTCATAAACTTTTGAGGTTGTATCCATTTAAACCAATCAATCATTGATGGAATAAAACCCAAGTCTTCTTTGATATGTCGTTCTGCAATTAGTCTTACAGGAACTTTTTTACCATCAGAATTGGTTATAGTTGTGCCAAACTTTTCCTCACAAGCAAAACAACCCTCTGCGTGGTGTCTCAATGCTCTATGTCTAAAGTCTGCCATGATTTTTTTACTTTCATCAAACCAATCGTGGATTGCTTGATAGTCTTCTGCTTTACCTCCAAAATGTTTAGCAGAAGAAACAGAGTGATGATAACAATTTGCCATTAAAAGTCCTCCCCATGTTCATACTCAATCATGGTAAAATATTGATGTTCAATTTTATTATCTTTTGAGTTCCAAGTTATATTTCCATTTTGACCCTCGTTAATTTCCCAACCACCATGATTGTCTTCGAGTAAATCATAACAAAAGTCTTCAATATAATCTCTTAAAGGTTTATGATCTGTTGTTTCCTCACTTTCAAAAGTATCATTGTTCCACCTTTTCCAAGTGCCAACATCAATACTTGCATTCAACTTTTTAGGTTCGTAAGAAATTTCGTGTATTTCTCCACTATCTCCACTCCCTGCATATTCAACATAAAAAGATTTAACTTTTAACTCTTTAAGTTTATTTTTAAATCTTTCTGCTTTTTTAGGAAAGTTGTCTACTTTCTCCTTTCTTTCTTGCATATATTTTTTATACCACTCTTCATGATTGAATGTATCAGTTTTAGTCATTTTTCATTCTCCTTTTTATTGTGATAATCAATTAAATTTTGAGTAGTTATGCTTATTCTTTTTCTACCCAATTTTTTATCCATATTATCGTTTATTATTTTAAGATAGTTTTTATCTTTTTTAAAAATTAACCTCATGTCTTCATCTGTGAGATTAAATTTTTTACCTACATCTTCAAGATATCCTTGTAACTCATACATTTTTCTTAAATATCCTGTTGGTGTTAGTGCCATTTTTCATTCTCCTTTTTATTATTTATGCAACTTGCATATCTTCAGTTAATACTAGAACATCTTCATTAAGTTCAACAATATGAAACGAATAGTTTTTATTGTCTTCATTTAATAAATTTAATGCTACTAGTTTTTTATTTGCTAATGCCAAATTATCACTTGCTTGTTCAACATGATAGTCTGCTTTCATTTTTGAACCCTCAATATGAAATTTTCTAATTATTAAATATTTCATTTTATTCCTACCTCCTTTCTTGCTCTTGCCCAACTACCAAAATAATATTTTCCATTATCTTCAGAAATACTTTTTTTAATTGTTGGATATTTATTTACTATTTCCTCATCACAATACCAACACAAAGATAATTTTACTAATTGTCTATGTGGGTCTAATTGTAATTTTATATAATCAATTAAAGATTTTGTATTTTTTAAACAATCTTTTGTAATAAAACTTAAATCAAAAATGTCTTGTGGTTCTTTATGTTCATCTTCAAAAGTTGCAATTACATTAATTGATAAATTTTTTACAAACATAGTTTCTAAAAAATCTTTTGTATTTACAAAACTCATTACTCATTCTCCTTTCTCTCTTTATTGATTGCGTCTTGAAATTCAGACAAAGTTTTAAATTTTCTTTTACCACCTCGTCCAAAACCTACATCTTGATTAACCTCAATAGATTTTAATGAAACTCTATTATAATGTCTTGCGTCATTATAATTAGTTTCAAAATCAAAAGTATATAAATACTCAATGTCTCCACCAAGTTGGTCATCAATTCTATAATTACCATCTTGATTTAAAAGTTTTTCGGTAAATTTGGCAATATCAAAATTTCTTTTATCTTCTCCATCATGAAAAAGAAAATAACATGATTTTAAATCATCATGTAAATCTTGTCCTGTTCCTGTTAAATAACCATCACAATGACGATAAAGTAAAATATTAGTTTTACCATTTTTAATTATTATATTTGATCTTGTACTCATTTTGCATTCTCCTTTTTTGTTAGTTTATTTAAAATTGATTGCAAACAAGGAACGACAAATTTTCCATAAGTTTCTGCTCTATCTTGTTTATCTCTAGTTGCTAAATCTAAATCATCAGACAACCAATCAATTAAAAATTCTTTCTCCTTTTTTGTTAGTTTCATATTTTCCTTTCTAAAAACAATGTACGCAATAATCCTCATTTCTACAAGATATTTCGTCCATCTTCATTCTTTGCTTACATGACCTACAATACCCTTTTGGTGCGATTTCTTTAACATCTAGTTTCACACCTTTTGGGTCTATGTTCCATATCTTCTCGTAAATGTGATAATGTATTATTTTTTCAAGTTCCATTTCAGTTTCTTTTTTATCTGCATGGGTACACTCAAAATTTATTTTTATTTTTAGTCTTTTCATAAAGTTGGAATTATATCAGTTGTATTAGTTGAGATTGAACCTCCGTCATTTCCTTCATCATCTTGCGTAGGTGTCAACCATATGCCATTACTTAAACGAATTTGAATTGGTCTACTATCCCAACCCATATCCTCTGCGTCCTCTTCAGACATATATTCTACTTTAACAATTTTTTGTCCAAGTAAAAATTTCTCAACTCTTTTAGTCCAATGTTCAGTAAGTTCTTTATTAGACATTTTATCTAATGGTTTTGTTTCTTGTTTCATTTTTTTACCTTTTATATAATTTATTTGCTTTCTTTTTTTGTT